GTCAGGGTTCAAGGACTGCGTGATCGAAGGATTCCCCTTTGGGGCCGTCACGTCGGTGCAGTACCGCAAGGATGACGTGCTGACCACCCTCGCGGCCACCGATTACGACATCCGCTACGTCGACGGTCCGTTGGCCCAGCTCAAGTTCGACACCACCGAGACCGCCGATGAGGACACGGTCGACATCACGTACACCTGCGGCTACGGCAACCAGGTGCCGAAGGACCTCCTGCAGGCGGGCGTGGCCCTTGTGGCGCACTGGTACGCCAACGTGGAAGCCGCGGCGCCGGTCGACCTACGACCTGTTCCGTACACGACCGGGGTGATTCTCGACATGGCCCGCGTGCGGAGTGACCTGCGGTGATCAACTGCGGCCAGATGAGGACGGTGGTGGGCATCCAGCCACCCACCGACACGGTCGACCAGCTCGGTCGGCCAAACCCCACCTGGGAAACCCGCACCTACATGCGGGCCGAGGTCCGCGATCTAGGTGCCATCGAGACCGAATGGGGCGGCGGTCCTGCGGTCGTGCGTCAGTTTGACCTTATTGCCCGCTGGGGGACGGTCCAGAAGTACGGCATCACCGAGCGGTTCCGCCTGGTGTTCAACGGCCGCACCTGTGCCATCGCCGCAATCACCGACACCAAGGAAATGCACCGCCGAGCGGTCATCCGTTGCGTGGAGGTGGTGCCGTGATTGAGAAAGCGGTCCAGTCGATGCTGACCACGGGCACGCCCGGCACGGCCCTTAGCACCGCCGTCGGCGGGCGTATCAGCCTCGGCAGCCGGCTGCAGCTCGAGGGACTGCCGTGCGTGTACTTCGACGTCACGGCCGACGATACGGCCGTGATCGGCACCCGCAAGGCCCTCGCCACCGTCGAGGTCCGCAGCATCGCCGACGAGCCAGGTGACGCCCTGACCAACGCTGGCCTGGTGCTGACCGCCATGGACCGCTCGGGCACCTTCGCCACGGTGACCATCAACGCAGTGATCTACAAGGGCCGCACCCTCGACACCATGACGGTGGGCGAGGGCGACGAACACCGGCCATCCGTCGCAGTCTCCACCTTCGAGGTGCTCTATGGCTAACAGTTCAGCAGTCACCGGCGTGACCATCGGCAGCGCCGTCCCGTTCGTGCAGTCCGCCAGCGTCACCGTGGCACGCACGACCCTTCCGACCACGGCTCTTGGCGACAGCTGGGAGAGCAACGTCTACGGCGTCGCCCGCGTGTCGGGGACGCTTGAGGTGATGTACGACAAGAGCGACCACGCCACGCTGGTCGACCAGCTCGAGGGCGCCACCGCGGCCGTCACCGGGACCATCACATGGAACACGGGCGAGACGTGGACGGGAAGCCTCCTGATCAACGACGCGGCCGCAACGGCGACCACGGATGATCTGGTGAAGGCCACCATCAGCTTTGTCGGGACGGGCACGTGGACGGTCTGACGCAAGCCCTGAAGGGCCAGCCGAAGCCGGTGCAGTTTGCGGGCGTCGCCTGCGAGCTGACCAGGCCGACGGTCATGGACGCCGTGGTGCTCGCCGATTGGGTCGCCAAGAACCCCGGCGAGGATGTTCGGGCCTCGGCGTTCCTTGTCGCCCGTCACCTGCACCAGGCGGGCCGTCCGGTGTTCGCTACGCTCGAGGACGTGATGCAGGCCGACTGGGCAACGATCCGCCCGCTGTTCGACGTGGTCAACCAGCTCTACTCCGAAGGGGGAAACTGAGCCGCGACGCCCGCCAGCTCCTGCGGGCGTCAGTGCATCGACTGGAGCTGGACACCCCGGTGGCGGTCGCCAACGGGCTCAACGCCACGGACTGGGACGAGGCACGACGATGGCTAGACCAACAACGGGCGGCGTCCAGTTCACGATCAAGCTCCAGGACACGGAGTTGATTCGGCGGGCGTTCACGCAAGTGGACGCCAAGGTGCGATGGGACACCATGAAGGTGTACCTGCGGGACTGGGCCAAGGCCACACGGCGGACCATGAAGAAGTTCGCCCCAAAGGCCAAGGCCGAATACAACCGCTACCGCGAAGAGGGGATCAACACCCCGCGTAACGGGGCCGGCACCGGCACCATCGTGGCGGTCGAGCCGGGCGGAATGCTTCGGCGCTCGATCACCTACCGCGTCAAGCGGTACAAGCGGGGGCGGGCGATCTGGGTCGGCGTTGGCGGCCAGACGCCGACCAAGGGCGGGTATTTCCCGGCCGGTTGGCGTGCTCGTTTCGCCGAGGGTGGGGCGTACAACAAGTTGCACAGGCGATACCTCGGAAGGACCCGTTTCCGCACCAAGAGCTGGGAAGCGACTCGCCTTTATGGTGAGGAACAAATCGAAGCGGCCGTGCGAGCTGCCCTGAAGGCGGGAGGCCTCGCATGAGCAAGAAGATCGGCATGAACGTCGCCCTCGGTTTGAACACCGGGGGATTCAGTCAAGGCCTCAACAAGGCCAAGCTGGACATGGACAAGTTCAGCAAGGACATCAGACGACAAAATGAAATGCTGGGCAGGCTTGGTCTTGGTGGAGTTGGCCGCGGGTTTCGAGTAGCTGGCGGTTTTGCCGAAAGTTTTGCCGCGGGCGGTGTTGGCGGAGCTGTAGCCGCGGTTGCCGCTCCGATGGCCGCCCTCGTGGGCGTAATCAGCTTCATGGAAGCCATGAACAAGTTCCGGCGTGAATCGGTCAAGGCCGTCGAGCAGTTCAACAAGGACATGGCCGAAGCAAAGATCGGGCAACTGGTGACGGACACCCAAAGTGCGTTTGCCCTCGAGGCTGCCCGGCAGCCCACCGTGCAGGGTCCTGGGTTCTTTGACACGTTCATGCAATCGCTGGCGACGATGTCGGGCGGACAGAATCTGCTTCTTGGTGCACGTGGAGCTGCTGGTGCAGCCGGAAACCTGCTGGGTCAGATTCTCGAGGACCCGACCAGGCTTATGCCTATCAACATGATGCGAGGTCAAGGCTTGGACCTTGGCCAAGCATCCGCTGCTTTCGATGTCGGCATGGCCCAAAACACCGCCCAAGCACAGTGGGCTGACGCGCAACTGCGTGAACTCAAGGCCATGCGTGCCGCGATGGAGGGCAACTGATGGCGCTTGAATACTCTCGCGTTTCGTCCCAATACGACGAAACCACCGGTCGCTTGGTCGAACGCTGGCTGGTCTGGGACAAGGCCGGCACCGCGACCGAAGGCCCCGAAGGCGTCCTGGTCAACCTGCGGGCGTTGACCTCGCCGGCGGTCATCACCAGTCTCCTGTACCCACGAAAGACTTTCGCGAGCAGCTTCAGCCAGGCCACCGTCGGGCAGACGCTTCGCCTGCGGGACATCGGCGTGGAGATGATGAACGCGGCGGCCGGATGGATGGCCCAGCTGACGCTGACCTACGGCACCCGGTACACCCTGCGGCGTGACAGCGCGACGGCGTCCAAGGCCCTGCTGCCCGTCAACCGCAGCGTACAGCCGTCGACGCGAGCGATGGCGTGTTTCCGGGACATCCTCGGCGCTTCGGCGCTGCCGACTGGAACAACCCTTGAGAGCAGCGTGGACATCGGCGGGACGAAGCTGGACGAGGGCGGCAATCCGCTCACCATTCCCGTGCCACAGGTCACCGTGACGCTGACGAGCATCATCGACTCGTTCCAGACCGACCTGACCGCCTACGACATCGCCTGGACCACCCATGGATTGACACTGAACAATGCGGCGTTCCTCGGGTTCCCCGCGTACTCGTGTCTCCTGACCGACGTCGGTTTCCAGCACCTCGAGGATGAGTATTTCACCGCCCGCATCGTGTTCCTGCACGACACCTATTTCTTCTTTGAGCAGGTCGCCAAGCGGGATTCGGATGGCAAGGTCAAGGTGAACAGCAGCGGGCAGGCTTCCGACGTCCGCTGGAAGCGGGCCAACGTGGAAGCCACGAACTGGAACGCCTCGACGTTGCTGCCGACCGGCACCTGGACCTATGACCGGCTCCTCAAGGCCGAGTTCGGGGTGACGCCTTGAGGGGCATTTACAACGCCATGCAGCAGGGCGACCGGGCCACGGCCGCAATGTTCCAGCGGGCGGGCTCGAGCTTCTCGACCGACCGGGAGCTTGAGAACTACCGCACGCAGGTGGCGTTCGTGCCGGCAAAGATCATCGGGTTCACGGTGATCACCGCCGACCTGAAATGGAAATACGACTGGGAAGAGGTCCGGTTAACCGAGTCGACCGCCAGCATCGCCACCAAGACCAACGGCCTGAACAAGACCAACCAGGGCTGGGCGTACAACTGGAACGAGCTGGCCAACGCGGTTGGATTCTGGGCCCCGCTCGGTGGAACCACCAACGTGCCCGCCGGGTTCAAGGTGAAACCCATGGCCATCAATACGCCCGTGCTGCTGTTTCCGGTCAGGGACACCACCGGGGCCCTGTATTGGGTCTTTGACAAGGTCAACGCCATTGACGGAGCTTGCCCATGAGCGAACAGCTCGACGTACGCCAGTTCTACACCCGCCCGCAGGTCGGTACGCTCGTGTTCAAGGATTCGACCGGCACCCCGGTGAACCTGACCAGCTACACCGGCGAGCTGAAGGTGGTCAGCTTGGATGACACCGACGCCTACGCCACGACTCTGACCACCTCCAACGGCGGGTTGAGCCTCGGCACCACCAACGGGCTGGTGACCATCAACTGGCATACGTTCATCGCCAGCCTGCCGGAGGTCGGCCGCTGGATTCTGCACGTCATCACGCCGAGCGGCGGCAACGTGTTTGTGACCAGCGGCACCATCGTCGTGGAGGACAAGCCGTGACCGTAGAACCGAGCAACAACTGCACCAGCGTGACGGTGGAGGATGACGGCTCGGCCGTTGTCGCCAGCTGCAACACGATCCTCAACCAGACGATCACGGGTGGCGGCGGCATCTCGGACGGCGATAAGGGTGACATCACCGTGTCCGGCTCCGGGGCCACCTGGACGATCGACGCGGGCGCCGTGACCTACGCGAAGATCCAGCCGACCGCAGCGGCTCGACGCCTGATCGGTCGGCCCGACGCGACCGCCGGAACCGTCTCGGAAATCAGCCTCGGGACCGGCCTCAAGTTCGACGCCGGGAGCCTCGTCGTCGCGACGACCGACGTCACCCTCACCGCGGGGACTGGACTCACCGGAGGCGGAACACTCGAGGCAAACCGGAGCTTCGCCGTCGACTTCGCGACGAGCGGCTCGGCGACCGCCGGGAAAGCCGTCGAGGCGACCGACTCGCGGCTCACAAACGCCCGTACGCCGACATCGCACACTCACGCTGCGGCCGACGTCACCTCGGGTACGTTCGACATCGCCCGCATCCCACGGCCAGGCGTGCTGGTGCCGTCCACGATGTCGATGACGTGGTCGGATTTCACCGGTACCAGCGTCATTCCGTGGGCATCGCTGACAAGCGGAACCGGTGCTGCCGTAGGGTTCACGCAAAGCGGCGCAGATGACAATCCCGGGTTGTTGACGTTTAGCACCGGCAGCACGGCGACCGGAAGGGCGGGCACAGGCAGCGGCAATACCGATGCGTTCGTGTTCGGTACTCGGCCGCACGTGTTCTCTACTGCGGTCCTGTTGGTGACCAACCTGAGCACGTCCACCGAACGCTACAGCATGGAAGTCGGGTTTATGGATTCACTGACCGGTGCATTTACGAACGGCGCGTACTTCTCGTACACCGACAACGTGAACAGCGGCAACTGGCTGTGCACCTGTTCCAATGGCACGGGCAGCACGTCGGTCGACAGCACCATCGCCGCGGCCACGGGCACCTGGTTCCGATTGGAAATCGAGGTGAACGCCGCAGGCACCTCGGTCGTGTTCAAGATCAACGGGACAACCAGGGCCACTATCCCGACCGACATCCCGACCACGACCAGCAACCGC